TGTCATCTGATTGTCGCATATTGGCGATATTTGAACCAAATACGCCGGTTGTTTTACCGATACCTAAAACTGGGGCTTCGTCGCCCAATGGTATCTCAATGGCTGGCCCTTTTTGTGGCCAGGGCAGAGCGGATGTAAAATAATCGTGCCTTTTTCCACGTCTTAATAGGACGTAGTCCGTTGGTGCGTCTGGACCGTCGTCTTTATCCACAACGACGGAATCCTGAATATTTTGATCTCTGTACCATTCGTTATATATCAGGTTGTACGATCTATGAAAGAACGCTGACGTGGATAAAGAATTGATACCTAATGGTAATCCGAAATAGTCGGATAGTGTACCGTTTACCCATCCGCCCACAGCGGGAGCAACGATTTGCGGAACTATGTAGTCGAAATCGTCGTCCGGGTTTTCTTTTTCGCCCATGAATTTTTGCCAATTGTCCCATATTAACCTTATAGGTACTGCGAAATAATGAATGTCCATTAGCAAATTGTCCATAATCGGATATATTGGCGTGGTCATTCTCGCAAATATTGTTGATTTTAGACTGAATGTGTCCCCGGGAAGTGCTTCGTCGATATAGAACGGTACTAAATAACCTGCTTGAAACGTTGTTTTGTGTGCGTGATCTCGGTTAAATACCGAACGTGGAATGTTCGCTTGCGGTATCTTGGAGAAATCGTGTTGCATAACTGATTTCATGATTTTTTACTCCTGTTTTTTAACGCTTAAGTCATTTATGAATAACGTACAATGTTTTTTGTTGTTAATCATTGGCTCAAGTCTATACAGTATAAACTGGGCCAAATCTTCCATGACTATAAAATGCGTTTTATGTGTTTTAAGTTTGAAATTGACTATGAAATGATCATATTCTTGATCATCTATTTTGTCAACTTCTATTACTTTTTCCATTTTTTTTTCCTTCCACCACTACTTGGTGTCAGTCAGACCATTTATATCAAGTATATATATGGTCTTCTAGCGCCCGTTAGGTTGCTTAGGTCAAACCGCAGGTTTGACCTCTTTATCAACCGGTGGTTGTATTGAATTATCCACAGGTGGAGTTGGTAATAACTCCTTGGGCAATAATCCTAGTTCTACGCTTTCTTTTAAGTTTTTTGCATCTGCTATAAAAGCTAGGGCCGTTTCTACATTGTTTTCGAATTTAGCCCTTGTTACCGCTGGAAGACGCTGGAACGCGTCATTAGCGGATTTAAGCCTATTTAGATGGCTAGATAAGTCTGGTAGATCTTGAAAATCGCCAAACATAGGTTGGCTGTAATTTCTTACTTGACTAGGGTCTACCAGAAACCCGGTCTTTTTGTACTTTGTCATTATATTGTTAATATCAGAGTCTTTTTTAAAACTCTGATGTGCTCGGCTAAGCACATTTTTGCTTTCGCCCTTGAATGATATTGATTGTTTTGTTTTCATTCTTTTTTCCTATTTAATTTTTTTTATTACTGAATTTTTTTTTAATTTGGTTTGACCATGTCTGTAGCATTTACTAAGAATACGGGCGTAACGTTCGACTCCAGTGTCCCGTCTGTGTCGTCGTAAGTGCCGAGCTGATACAATTTATAATCTTCCGGGTGTTTACTGATTGTTGAATTGTTATCTCTTACCAGATCTTGAAACAGCCGGATTGCTTGCCCATTGTGATTTTGTGTGAAAGGTTGAGAGAAGGTGCAGGCCTTCTCGTCGAAGATGGCATATACATTTAGTTTCATTTTTCGTAGTTCCTTTGTTGGTTGTTTTTTAGGTTTAACATCATTATTTTTTCCTTGACTTTTAATCTTTCTTCCTGATCTCTTTTTTTATTTAAATTTCTTTTAATCCTTTCTTGTTTGATTTTTATTAATTTTATTTGATCTTCAATTTCATACTTTAAATCGTAGTATTTTGGAATTTTATACTGCTTATTGTTTATGATTACCGTATCCGACGGGTATATATCATTTTTAAATTGTTCATACCATGCTTGACCTATTCCCGGTCGTCTACTCATTGTTACGTATTCTTCTTTTTTTCCCTTATAATGTGCCTTTTTTAAATCTGTATTACAGTCTTTCTTGAACGCTTGCATGGCTTCGTATAATTCCTCGCCTGTAAGATTGTTCTCACTCCATTTTTTTAATACATACCTAGCTACATAGGAAGCTGATTCAAGAGTTACTTTTCCGACGGTGCTATGACCAAAAGGCCATAATTCCATAAGTGTTTGGGAGATATAAAGGTCGTTTCCGCCTTTATGTGGTAGTTTGATTTTATCGGGGAAGTCATAACCAAATAAGCAGGCGTGATGGTGAGGTCTTTGGAATTTTGCTCCATACTCACCGCAGTGAAAGAATCTTACTTTCTGCGGGAAGATTTTTTTTCTAAGTCGCTTCATGAATTTTTGGAAATCCTCTACCCGAAGATTTCCATCGCCTATGTTTTTTTCATTGAATGTAAGAGTAATAAAGCAGTTCTCGTCGTGTAGGCTTGCTTCGTGCATACAGCGAACGGCCCATTGCAGAGAACGATCTAGCCTGCAACCGATACATCGGCCACAGGCTATTCGTTGAGGTTGTGCTATAAGTGCGGAATCAATGTCAAATGTCATTGACCGCTTTCCAGTGTCCTTGTTGACGTATTTGGAAATATAGCATTTTAGAGGATGAAAACAGCTCATAATCTGTATCCACCACGCAACGGCTTTGCGTTTGTATTTCGGCCGTTAACATGCATAGCTGTTTGACTGAACATCCTTCTATCTTGTCGTTTTTTCGCACGGAATCGCTTCGCCATTTTTTTATCACCCCCTTTATTTTTTTTTTATTCTGGTTTAAATACTTGACTCGCATTGATTTTTCCGAATGGATTTACTAAGTCTAGAGCGTCTTGTATGTCTGTTTGGATTTCTATCCACCGTTTGCTCTTACCTCTATGTTCTATGCGGTGAATCTCTTGGGCTGAATGTGCTTTTATTAATTCATTTTGAATTGACTTTCTGTTTGTATCCTCGTTAATGGATAACGCTGTGGCGTTGTTGACCATTTGCTGACTACGCATTACGTTTATTTGTTCCATTAACGATTTGGTTGCTAACCTTGTTTCCATTGCTGAATGACCGGCCCGTGATAATACCGGGCCGGGGTCGTGTTGTTGTGGCAATTGAATTGAAGGGGTGGTAGCCCCTTGATTTAGGGCAAGCATAGGATTTAGACCTGCTTTTTCTAAATCTGCTCTTGCCCTTTGGTGTGCAGTGTTTGCCATCCTTTCTTGCCACTGCTGATTTGCTTCAAAGTTTTCTTGATTTTGTTGATTTACTTGATTTGTTGATCTATTACCTAATACTGTACCTAATACGTTGGCTCCTGTGGCTCCTGCATCGCTTCCTAGCCACTTGCCGACCGTTCCTAGGGCTTTTCCAACGAAAGGTATAGCTTTGGTTATAAACGAAAATAAACCCATTTTAGCCCCCTTTCTGCCATTTCTTAGGCCAGAAATGACGGAGTAGGATACCAATTATGAATGTTATTGCTTCTGGTATGTTTTCCATCTTATTTTTTTCTCCTTAGAAGTGATCAATTAATCCCGGTACTGAATACACTGGCATAGGTCTTGCTGTTCTGCATTGAATATAAGAATCCATAAAGAAGTGCGGAGCATTAGATACTGCAAGCACTCTTTCCATTGGTGGGTTTTCTACTATGAATTCTGGAGATAGCGTCGGATGATCTGCAAATTCTTGCGATAAATGCCATGCATCCAACGTCTGAGCGAATGAACTTCTGAATTGCCCAGTGATTTTTGAAGGATAATATCGATATTCGGCCCAACGTTCTTGATATCCGAATACTTCTTCATCCGTTGCAGTACCGTCCGCAAAGATTTCTTTTTTAAGTACCGTCTGCTCGCCTAAATGAGCCAAAGCAGGCCAGTAGAAATCGAATCTTGTTGAACGTGTGAACATTCTGTTAAGGCCTTGCTGATATGTTAAGTCTGCCCTTACGGACAGCAGGCCTAAAATAACACAGTGTTCTGTAAACGATTTCGTAAATCCTGCGTCTTTTGTTGTTATTGTACCGATAGCGGATAATGTTGCTAGTGGTGTCGTTTCACTTGGTGTTGTTTGTGCTACTTGTGTCATTGACAGCCTACTTGTTGATCCGCCGAGGTATTCCGGACGCTGTAACCGTGCGTCGGGTGATACTACTCCGAAGTGTGCCCTAATTAATTCGGTGTATCGTGTACCCCCTCTTGCGTCGCGTTCGTATAATTTTTGTATCTGGAACGCTTCTCGCAATACGTTGATTGTGGCTGCGGTTGCTTGTGATAAATCGGCTCGTATGTTTGGATAACTATTTGATGTTCCTTTTCCTTCGATCGTATACGAGTTATCTGATCCGCCTGCACCGTATA